AGTTTGCGACAAACCGCACCGAAAGATTGTTTTCGACCATTGCCACGAGACCGGAGCTTTTCGTGGATGGATTTGCGATCCCTGCAATGTTGCGCTTGGACTTGTGAAGGATAATCCCGAGACGCTGGAAAGGCTCGCCAAATATCTCAGGCATCCAAATTGCGGAAGCTTTGTCAACCTCTTACGTGTTCAGAACAATGCCGTTCGTAAAAGGTAAATCGGGCAATCCAGGCGGCCGCCATAAGGATAAGCCCTTCGCCGACGCGCTGCGTATGGAAATCGCGGCTGCGGGCGACGACAATAAGCGATTGAGGAAGATCGCGTCGGCGCTTCTGGATAAGGCCGAAACCGGGGACATTCAAGCCATTGCACAGATTGCGGATCGTTTGGACGGAAAGCCCGCGCAAGAATCTACGGTGACACTTGACAATAAGCGTGATGCCACCGATTGGACGCGCGGCGAACTGGTCGCGCTCCTCAATGAGCGACGAGCAGATCGCGACCGAGCTTCTGAGAAGAACGGACGCGACCGAGAGCCTGATAGCGTTCACTGAATATACCTACGAGCGCTATCGGACAGCGCCGCATCATCAGCGAATAGCTGAACAGTTGGAACGGGTAGAGCGAGGTGAAGTAGATCGGCTGATGCTGTTGGTGCCGCCACGGCATGGCAAATCGGAACTTGCTTCTATTCGATGGCCCGCATGGTATCTGGGCCGACACCCGGATGCGCAATTTCTGTCAGTGTCGGCCACGGCAGAACTCGCTTCTGATTTTGGGCGGGCAGTCCGAAATCTAATTGGTTCATCCGAATATCAGGCTGTGTTCAATACGACGCTTGCAGAGGATAGCCAAGCCAAAGGCAAGTGGCACACCGACGCGGGCGGGATTTACTATTCGCTCGGCATCGGCGGCAGCGTTTTAGGCCGCGGCGGTGACGTTATCCTGGTTGATGATCCGTTCGGCTCGATGAAAGAGGCGCGCTCCGAATTGGAGCGCAAGAACGTCTTCAATTTTTACACGGGCACACTCTATAACCGGCTAATGCCCGGCGGCGCTATCGTGCTGATCAACCATCGTATGCACGAGGATGACTTGTGCGGGATGTTGCTAGCGCAACAAGCGGCTGGCGGCGATAAATGGGAAGTCGTAAAGCTTCCTGCTTTGAGTGCGTCTGGGGAGGCACTTTGGCCCGAGCGTTATCCGATCGAGACGCTGGACCGGATTCGCAGAAACACATTCGCGCGTGATTGGTCGGCTCTATATCAACAAGAGCCCGCCCCAGAGGAAGGCGATTACTTCAAGGCCGACTGGCTCAAGCCGTACGATCGGATACCGGCACGCGACACGCTGCGTGTTTACGGTGCTTCCGACTACGCGGTGACAGCCGATGGCGGCGACTACACGGTGCATGTCGTGGTCGGGCTCGACCCTGACGGCCGCATGTACCTGCTGGACCTGTGGCGCAAGCAGGCGGCCTCGGACGAATGGGTTGAGGCATTTTGCGACCTGGTCCTGAAATGGAAGCCGATCGGATGGGCTGAGGAACAAGGACAGATCAGGGCCGGCGTCGGGCCTTATCTCGACAGGCGATCCCGTGAGCGCCGCGCGTTTGTGGCGAGAGAGGCATTTCCAACGCGCGGCGACAAGGCCGTGCGGGCGCAGTCGATCCGCGGTCGGATGGCGCTGGACGGCCTGTATGTGCCGGGCGCGGCTGACTGGTATCCGGCGTTCCGCTCCGAGCTGCTGAGCTTCCCGGCCGGCAAGCACGATGATCAGGTCGATGCGTTGGGACTTGTGGGGCAATTGCTGGACCAGATGCTCGCTGGACATCGCCCGACACAGGCCGAAAAGCCAAAGCGTGACCGTTGGGACCGCGCCTTTGACGAAGAGGACGATCTGAATTGGAAAACGATCTAGTCCTCAAGAAAGCCGACGGCGACAAAATCGACGTTGGCGATCTCGTCCGCATGTTTGAGGATTCGGAGGAAGCGACCCTTGCCGCGCGCCAGAACTCGGAACGTGACCGCGACTATTACGACAATATCCAATTGACGGCGAAAGAGCTTGAAACGCTGAAAAAGCGCGGCCAGCCGCCGGTTATCGACAATCGCATTAAGACCAAGATCGACTATCTGATTGGCCTTGAGAAGCAACAGCGCATTGACCCGCGTGCCTTGCCCCGCACGCCGATGCACGAGGAAGATGCAGAGGCTGCATCACAGGCGCTGAAATACGTTGCGGACGATCAGGATTACGACGCGAAGCGTTCCGCGATCTGGAAAAACCTGCTGATCGAAGGTAGCGGTGGCATCTCTGTTGCCGTCGAGAAGGCTAATGACGGCTGGCAGATCGTTCTGCGCCGGTGGGCTTGGGACCGCATGTTTGCAGACCCACATTCCAGCGAGCCGGACTATTCGGATGCGGGATATCTCGGCGGCGTGATCTGGATGGATTACGAGGAAGCGCTTGCCCAATACCCAGACCGCAAGGACATTCTCGACAACACCATGTCGGAAGCCGGCAACCTGTCGGAGACCTACGACGACAAGCCGAAATTCCGTCTATGGGCCGACAAGAAGCGCAAGCGCATCCGCGTATGCGTGATCTGGCTCAAACGCAATAACGCCTGGTACTTTGCCGAGTTCACAAAGGGCGGCATCCTTAAAGCCGGTCCCTCGCCATACGTAGACGACAAGGGCGAGAGCGATTGTGAACTGATCTTTCAGCGCGCCTATGTCAACCGTGACAATGAGAGTTACGGGCTGGTGCGAGAGATGATCTCGCTGCAGGATTCGATCAACAAGCGCGCCTCAAAATCGCTGCATCTGCTGAGCACCCGGCAGGTCTGGTACGAGGATGGCGCGGTTGATGATATCAACCTGTTCCAGCGAGAGGTTCACCGGCCCGACGGGAAACTGAAGTTTTCGCCAGGATCGTTGAAGGACGGTCGCGTACAGGTCCAGTCCAATCAGGACATGGCGACAAGCCACTTCCAGCTTTTGCAGGACGCCAAGAACGCAATCGACCTGAAGGGCCCTAATGCCACGATGATGGGCGATAAGACCCAAGGGTCTTCCGCGGCATCCGGCCGGGCCATCATCGCCAGCCAGCAGGGCGGCATGATTCAGCTCGGTGATTTGACCGATCATCTGCGCCATCTCGACAAGCGCGTATTCCGCACGATCTGGAACCGCATACGACAGTTTTGGGATGCCGAGAAATGGGTCCGCATCACGGATGACGAGCGCAATGTGAAGTGGGTCGGGGTCAATGTCGATCCGGCTCAAATCCAGATGGCAATGCAACAGCAACCGGAAATGGCCGACAGGATAGCCGGCGTGATAGGCAATGTTGCCGAACTGGACTGCGATATCATCATCGACGAAGTGCCAGACGGTATCGTACCGGCCGTCGAGCAATTCCAGCAACTGATCGAGTTGAAGCAGTTCGACGCCAACAACGAGATTCCGTTCCGCGCGCTGGTCGCTGCTGCACCAAACCTCAAAAACAAGCCTCAGTTCCTGGAAGCCATCGACAAGCGCGCTGAGGAACAGGCGCAGAATCCGATGGCTCAGGCTCAGCAGCAGTTGCAGTTGCGCGGTGCCACGGCGGAAGTCTTGAAAATCGAGGCCGACGCCGGCCTGAAGGACGCGCAGCGGAAAAAGACGCTCGTGGATGCCAGCCTGCCACAGTCTGAAGGCGGACAATCGCCTCCGCAGTTGGAATACCAGGTACCGGCGAGCCTTCAGGACGCGCAGGCTGTAGCCGACATTGCTGATACCTGGGCCTCCGCCGAGCAAAAGCGCGCTCAGGCATTTAAGATACAGCGCGAGGGCGAGCTGGCCCCGCAGAAATTCATGCAGGAGGCGCGCGACCGCGCCGCTGATCGAGATATGCGGGCGAAGCAGAAAAATGCTTCGCCGCAACGGGCCGCCGCCGGTTAACGGGCGTATCGAAGTCCATCGTCAACGGACGAGCCGCCGCCGGGTAAATCGGGCGTATGTGACCTTTCACACTAAAAGGAAAACCACTGTGAACGATCTGGACAACATCCTGTCCGGTCGCGGCGAATCCGCGTCTGAACAGACCGACACCGAACAACATGTAACGCAAGCGGCTCAGGAACCGGCCGGCGAAAGCCAGCAGGAACCCCCCGCGACTGAAACTGCACCGGATGGAGAGCAGCAGCAGGGCCAGAAGATGGTCCCGCATGAAGCCCTTCATGCCGAAAAGCAAAAGGTCAAGCGTTACACGGAAGAGGTTGCTGAGTTCCGCAGAACGAATGAAGCGCTTCAGCGTCAGATCGCTGAATTGCTTCAGCGCGTTCCGGTTCCTCAGCAGGAGCAAAGGCAGGTTCCTGATATCTTTGAGAACCCACAGGGTGCAGTCCACCACATGGTGGCCCCTCAGTTCGATCAGATCAATCAGCACCTGCTGGCAATAGCCAAGGATAACGCCATCGTGCGTTACACCGAGGACAAGGTGAACGAGGCGGAAACCGCGTTCATTCAGGCGCTCCAATCCAGATCGCTCGACCCCGCGGATTATCAGAGGGTGGTGAGCAGCCCCAACCGATACGCGGCGGCCGTGCAGTGGCATCAGCGCCAATTGGCGCAACAGGAAATCGGTGACGATCCGGCGGCCTTCAAGGAAAAGGTGCGCGCGGAAATCGAGGCCGAAATCCTCTCAAAACATGGGCTGAGCAAAGGCGCCGCCGCACAAACTGCGGCGGCCGTCATGCCCTCCAACTTGGCCGGCGCTCGCAACGTCGGCACACGCGCCGGGCCCGCATGGTCCGGTCCACCAAACCTACAGGACATCTTCAAGCGATGACGAACCCGCCCTGACCGGCGGGTTTTTTGTTGCGCGGCGATGTCTCGTGCCATGAAAGGTTACTGATATGGCTGACACTCGCGTCGCCACTGGCCTGACCGTTGAGCAATGGGACAGCCAGTTTTTCACTGAGTACCTGACTGAAAACCGCTATGCGGGTGAAATGGGTACGTCGGAAAACAACATCATCCAGGTCAAGGAGAATCTGACCAAGAAGCCGGGCGACCGCGTGAATTTCGCGCTCGTCAACAAGCTTACGCAGGATGCAATCACCGGCCGCAATGTCCTCGAGGGCAACGAAGAGGATATGGCGTCCCGCTCCTGCGAGGTTCGCGTCGATAAGCGCCGTAACGGCGTCCGCGTGGCTGAAATCGATGAGCAATACTCAGCGGTCGGCCTGCGCGATGCGGCGAAGAGCACTCTGAAAGAGTGGTCTTTGAAGGACACCGAGCGGCTCATCACCAAGGGACTCGGCAATATGGGCGGCATCGAGATGACTGCCGCAGCGGTTGGCGCTGCGGGCAATCAGACCACTCTCGATACCTGGATTGCCGGCAATTCGGATCGCGTCTATTTTGGCAACAAGGCCTATACGACGATGACCGATCTGTCGGCCGGCCTTGCAACGCTGACCACCGGCACGGCGGCCGAGCTTCTGACCACGGACAATCTCGATGAAATGAAGTTCATCGCATTGAACCGTGCGAATCCGAAGCTTCGGCCGATCCGGTCGGAAAAGAATGGGCGGCACTATTTCATTGTGTATGCTCATCCTCTCGCCTTCCGCGACCTGAAGCGCAGTACGGCAATGCAGCAGGCGCAACGTGAGGTCTCACTCCAGATGGAGAACGAGCGCCTGTTCAAAGGCGGCGATCTGCATTGGGACGGCCTCATCATCAAGGAAGCCTACGACCTGTACGAATACTCGACCCTGACCGGGCTCGGGGATTCGGGGACGACGACGGTTGTCCCGGCCTTCCTTGTTGGGGCACAGGCCATCGGTGC